GCGTCACCGGCCGCAGCGGAATCCCGTATTGGGCGCTGAGAATGTCGAGAGCCCCGCGCATCTTCGCGACCTTCTCCTTCGCACTCGGCGCGCGGTCCTCGCTGACCAGGAGCGAGGCGAGCGGCGGTAAGCGTTTTTTGGATCGCGTCTGCGCCCAGATCGCCACGATGTGCCAGGCCAGGCGCACGTCGCGATTCGCCTCATCGCGCCGCCGCGCGTTGAAGACCGCGAACTCGCGAAACAGTTCGCGGATCGTCGACGTCCAGAACTCGTCGCGGCTCAGGCCGATCTGGCGCGATTGCCGATAGAGCGTCGGCCAATCCCACTCGGAGTCGTCTGAGCGTCGATAGGGCGGCCGGCGTCGTCCGTCTTCCCGGCCGTCGCGGCGTCGTCCGGATCGGGCCGCATCGACGCCGCGAGCGCCTCGATCTGGCGCGCGAACCCGGCCACGCCGCCCGCCCCGTCGATGAGCTGGCCCGCATCCTTGAGCGTCAGCGTCGGATGATGCTCGCGCGTCGCGGCCCACACGAACGCGCGAAAGTACTTGATGTCGTTCTGGCCGACGCGCCCGAGCACCTGCGTCAGCGTGACCGGCCGTTCTGGCGTGCTCAACACGTCCTGGAGTTCGACGAGCGCGTTGGTCGTCAGCACGAGCGTGTAGGTCTGGCCGTTCGACTCGACGGCCAGTTCGCCGCGGATGAAGTTCGCCATTACGGCAAGTCCGCGGAGAAGTCCCGGAGCGGCGTGATTTCCGCCGAGAACGGGATCTTGCTGTCGACGCCGATCTCGCCCGGCTGGAACTTGGTGACGACGCCGCGAAACGGCATCTCGAGCCCCGGCGACCCGTCGTTGAGGACGATCTTGAAGTTCGCCTCGGTGCGGGCGCGCCACATGCCGATCAGGCCGCCGTTGGTGAAGCCGTCGCCGCCGGCGTTGCTCTGCGAGCCGTGCCGCGGGCGCCAGTTGCCCGAGATGGCGAAGGGGCCGCTGTCGCGCAGGCCCGCCATCTTCTCGCGGTGCGCGTCGGGCGATCGCAGATGCGTCTTGTCGATCACGTTCGTCGACATGTCGCCGGGCGTGATCGTGTCCACGTCGGCGACGGCGACGTAGTCTTCCGGGGACGTGCCGCCCTGGCCGACCAGGAGCTGCGCGCCATAGCCATTGATGGCCTCGCCGGCATAGTAGGTATCGGTGACATCAGCCATGAGATCGTCTCCTGTTACACGTGGAACCAGACCAAGACATCGACCTCGACCCGGAGCATCCGGGTCTCGGCGTCGTAGCTTTCGCGCAGGTCGTCAGCGAGAATGGCGCGCACGGCGAGCCCCGACAGATCGCCCGTGAACCCGACCAGCCCGGACGGCGTGCCGGTCGTCAGGTCCCCGCGGACCGCGGCGGCGAGTTGGTGCACGGTGTCGTAGGGATCGGGGCCGTGCGTCTCGGACTCGATGGCGTCGATCTGGACGCGCGACCGGCGCAGGTGGTCATCGCCGCGGAGCTGCATCGCCGCGACGCGATCGATCTCCTGCAGCCGCAGCGCCGGCGCCGTGACCGATTGCGGGAACTTCAAGGCGTAGATGCGCGACCCCACCAGATCGGTGACCGGCGCGAGGGTCAGTAGCCGATCGCGGAGCGCTTCGACGAGCGTGCCCGCGCCGCCGCCCGGGATCGGCGGGGGCGTACCCGCGAGATTGCCGACCTCGAGATCGTCGAGCGACGCCTGCGCGAGGTACGTGCCGACGCCGGCCGCGCCACTCGCGTGCGTCGCATCGGTGTGCACCGCGTGCTCGACGCCATCGACCAACAGCCGATGCGTGGCGCCGTCGGATTCGAGGCGGATCGTGTGCGGCGCCGCCGTGGGGCCGGGGAAGGTCGCCAGATTGCTCACGACACCGCCATCGAAGCGTTGAAAGTACACGGTCGGCCCCACCGCAAAGCCGTACCCATTGAGCCCCGTCGTGAGCGTTTGCCGCGTGAGCACCATCCCAAACTGGCCGCCATCCCACTGCGCCTGGGCATACTGCGCGGGGTCGAAAGGATCGGCGGTCCAGCGCATCGTGTTGTGCTCGGCCGTAAACGCGCGGAGCCGCCCCAGCCCGGTGTAGCGCAGCGTGCCGAGATCGTTCGTCCACCCGCCCGCGAGCGTGTTGATCGCGCCGTTGCAATCGTCGAGGCTGGGAAGCGCCACGGCTAGACGTCCTCCGCGACATGCGTGTGCGCCGGGAACGTCTCCATCAGCGCCCAGAGTTCGTCTTTGAGGATCGTGAGCGCCTCGTCGCGGCTGCTGTCGAACGCCGGCCGCATGAACGGCTGCGCCGACATCTTGACCGTGCCGTATTCGAGGAAGATCCCGTAGAAGAAGTCCTTGCGCGGCCCGACCGCGATCGCCGCTTCGGTCGCCTCACGCGCGCGCCCGCGGCCGCCTTCGATCCGGCCGATCTTCACCGCCGGACTCGTGATGATGTGGTCGGCGAGGTCCGGGTGCGGCGGCCGGCGCGGGGCAAGATCACTCATGCGCTGCCGCATGGGTTCGGCCGCGACCCGGAGCGCCTCGTGCAGCGCGCGGCGGCGGACGGTGAGCGCGACCGCATTGAGCGCCCGCGCGAGCTCGGCGCCGCCGGTGAGGGACATCTGGACTTTCATGGCGCCGCCTCCACCTGGCTGTGCACTTCGGTCAGGAGTTCGAGCACACGGTGGCGCCCGACCGGCGTGGCCGCGAGAATGTCGTAGTGCCGGCCGAGGTACGCGAGCCGCCGCAGCTTCGGGACGTCGACGCGCTCCGGATCCATGTCGGCGCGGTATGCCATCTGCCAGCTCGTCGTGGTGAGCGCGAGGTCCTGCTCGGTGCGGGCGCGCTCGACCGCCTCGAGGTCCTCGCGCGCCATCGCCACCGTGGCCAGATCGGTCCACTCGTCCTCGGTCGGAAAGCCCGAGTCACTCTCGCCTTCGGTGAGCGCCTGGATGGTGACCCACTTGTCACGGGCGCCAGCGGCGGCCGAGGCGCGGGCGAGGCGGCGGTATCTCATCGCGCCCGACTCCAGGACTTCGTGCCGCCGTAGTGCTCACGCACCCACGGCAGTTCTTGCGCGTGCCGGCCCCACGGGTCGTAGACGCCGTGAAAGTTCACGACGCGCGCGCCCGGCGGGAGCTTGCGGCGGTGGCCGGTGACCTCGAAGTGGCGGCGGAACGAGAGCACGCCGTCCTCGGGCGTGAAGACGGGTTGCCCCGGGCCGAGGACGTGCGAGATCCACGCTTGATCACCGCCCCGGCCGCCGGCCTGGTACGCCGCCTGCGGCGAGGTCGCCGGGTCGAACGTGTCCCAAATCTCCGACCGCGTGCCCGGCGTGTGCAGCCAGAGCGAAGCGTTGTAGTGCTGCGTCTTCGGCCAATCGGTTTCGTTCCAGATGACGAAGTCTTCCGGGCGCTCGAAGAGCGGCGTGAGGTCGCCGCAGATCACGGTGTCGAGGTCGAGCGACACGTAGCGGTCGCCGAACCAGTGCCGCGCCTCGGCGGAAAAGGCGCGGAGCCGCACGTAACACGACGGCCAGTTCTTGCCCTCGGGCGGCGGGATGTGCAGCGCGTCCTGCCAGATCGGGTGCGTCTCGATGCCGTCGAGCCCGCGCGGATCGTCGGTGACGCAGACAAAGCGGTGCGGCGCGCTGTAGTGCGTCGCGACCATGCGCTTGAGCGCGTGCACCGTCTCGGCTGGGTACGTCGAGCGGTACCCCTTGGGCGGCGTCCAGCGCCAGCAGACGACGGTCAACATGCGACCTCCGCGGCCAGGGCGTCGGCCAGCGGCACGTTCGGGAAGGTGTGCAAGTGCGTCGACGGCGTGCAGTTGACGACCTCGATGCCGCGTTGCTGGAGCGCCGGCGCGAGCGTCACATACGCCTGGCGAAACTGCGCGTACTGCTGGTCGGTGGTCTGGTGGAGCACCGCCGGATGCGCGCCGAAGAAATGCGCTTTGCCCCACACCCGGCCGAGCGTGTACCCGAGCAGCAGAATCCGCCGCGCGCCCAGATGCACCGCGAGATTGATCGCCGCGTACCCGGAGTGCCGGCCAGTGCGGAGCCCACCCGGGTCCGGCTCGAGGCCGGCCTCGCCGGTGTTGGTGAGCACCTGGACGTCCGGGTGCTTCGGGATCGGGGAACAGTCGCCGGGCCGCCAGCCGATGCTCACCTTGACGCCGGTG